ATTTCTGTAAAATTTAATCCGTCAGCAACATTCTGAACTTGTATTCCACCTTCAACATGCTCTTCTACTTTAGCACCCCTCCTTTTCTTATCACCCCGATTAGACCAATGAATGCCTCTTCTAACAGAAGTTTGTGCTCCTTGACTTACTGGCCAATTACCATACTTGCGTTTATTCCTTTCCTTTTCCTTTCCTTCAGGTGAATGCTTATCATCAACCTTTGCTTCATCAACTTTTACACAATTATCAACAGTCTTACCACCTTTCTTCTTAGTTCCCTTAAGACTATATCCATCCCAACATGCTTTACCATCAAGACCTTTCTTTTTTCCTTCGTTCATCTCCTCTCTCCAATTGCTTAGAGATTCTTGCTTTACTGTTATATTTTTCATGGAACGGATTAATCGTCTTTATTATTTAGAATACCTTCCTTTAGCATCTTTGATAATTCACTTGTAGAACCAACAAATAAAGCATTGTTTGTAACAGTATTTGGACCTTTGGGTTTATCCTCATCCAAATCTTTCATTTTCTTCTGAAGATCAGCTAATTTATCCGTAATATCTGCAGTTGATTTTAATACTTGACCAGCAACTTCATATGCCCTTGGACTTGCACTTTCACCAGCAAGTTCCATAACTCCATTTAAAGTTTCCTGACCCTTTTCTATTAATGAATATAATTGTGCTCTTGCATACTTATAATCTTTTTCAGCATCATCAGTAATATCTGGTAGTGTATCCTTTCTTCGGACACAACCACCTTCATTAACTTGCTGAACTTCTATCTCAGTGTTAAATGTTTCATTCAAATCATCATAATTATTTTTCATGATTATAAATCTACCTTTCTAGTTGGACTATATTCTTTACCATCACCAAAGAAAGTCGAACTCTCTGTAAATCCAAAATCATCTCCTGGTGGAATTAATGGATCATCATACTGATCAATTACTGTATCTTCATTATAATCCTTTTTCGCTGCTGCTTTTACAGTGTATCTTTGCTCACGCTTTGCTGTTTGTGGATTACTGTCAGAATAGTAATCAACCTGAACCTTACGAATGAGACCCTCTGTAGAATCTGCAATAGGTCCAAACATATAGGTTTTAGCAGTGAAACTTAGAGTATAAATTAATGCTCTTCTGGTTTCAAAATTACCTTCATAATCATCTGTAAATGCTATGTTCTCAAGAACCATAGGAACATCTCTCTTCTCACCAATCTCATCTACTAAATCTATTGTTAGTGTAAATCCAGGTTGAAAGAATGGTAGAATTTGTTCTAATATTTGAAGAGAATCATCTTGCAATTTCGTAAGAATATTTAATTCAAAACCTAGATTATATGGAACAGGCATAAAAACCTTTTTAAGTTTTCCACTATCACTAGCTTTAAATGTTTGTGCAATACCAGATTTCCTAGATGGATCATATTGAATATTATTCATTTCAAAGGAAATTCTAGGCAATGATATTTGAGTTGCCTTATTTAATTCTGGTTGTTGTTGTATTCTTGCTAAAAACTTTTGCTTAGGACCATATGAAATTGGAACCTTAATCTGACTAATGTCCTTTCCAGTAGAATCTTGATGACGAACATGAATGTCATTAAAAAGCGTTCCGAAAGAAATAACGGTTTTTCTTATTATTTCGTGATAAAAATACGTTCCTAACATTAATAAACACCAAAGGGATTTGATTCTGTAAAATCTAGTATCTGGTCTGCATTCAACTCAAATTCACTAGCATCATTATATTTATCATTAACATCATCGGAATTATATGATCCAAGAGTATATGATGCTCCAGAAGTCTTTCCAACAATAGTCTCACCTTGGAAGAATCCAGAAACTGTTGATCCAATACCAACATTACTTACAGTTAATATATTAGTATCTTTATCCCAAGATTTAACTCTTGCTTGAGCATAAGATCTTGATCCTTCAATAACTTCATTAAACTGGAATGTGCCAATACCTGCCATAGATGGAGGATCAGCAATAGTCACTGTAGGTATTGATGCATAACCAATTCCAGGATCACTTACAAATATACTCTTAACAACATGTTGATCACCTGCTAATCCTACAGAAGCAATTCCAACTGCAGTAGTTCCAGCACCTGGTTGACCAACCGTTACTGTTGGTGCTGTACTATAACCAACACCACCATCTAGGATGTTAAACCTAGTTACACCTTGATAAACAGTTTCCACAGAACAAGTTGCAGCAGCACCTGTTCCACCACCACCAGAAATAGTAATTTTTGGTGGTGTAACATAACCAGCACCAGCACTAGTCATTATTATCTTCTCAATAGAAGTAACATTTGCTCTAGTTGTTAATATTCCAATTGCTCTTGCTGGATTATCTGCTGGAGAATTTTCAAATGTAATTATAGGTGCAGAAGTAAATCCAGATCCATCATTATTTAAGAATATCTCTCTAACATATCCTTCACCTAATGCTGCTGTTGCTGTAGCAGTTCTTCCTAATCCAACTAATTTAAGCGTTGTAATATATCCTTCATCCTGAACCTGAGTATCAATAGCATCAATAGATGTATCAATAACCTCATCCTCGTATTCAAAGAGTTCACATTTTAATTGAAAAACGTAATTTTTACCTAACTGATAGAATGGATCTTCATGTTCTACAAATTTTATTTCAAATAATCTTTGACCTAATGGAAAATAAACAAGATCACCTTCTCTAGGTCTAGTAGATAATGATATTTCACTTTGATCTGTACCATCATCATTAGCCGCAAGAAAAGGTGATATAAAATCCTCAAATCTTTCTTTAGAAATAGTTAAAGTAACTTCATCCTTCAAACTCATTCCAAATTTTGTTAAAACATCACCTGCCCCACCATATCCATCATAATTATTAACATATGCTTCTATAGCAAAATTATCATCAAATTTAGAAGATTGAACCTCTTCCATAATTGATAATTTATTTACAAATTTTCTGGGAATATATGTTACTTCAACACCAAAAATTTTTAAATGTTCATTTATTAAATCTTGAGCCAATCTTTGCTCAGATGATGTTCCTTGTAGAAAAAACGGATTGAGTGCCATATCTTATCACCCAATAAAATCATACGGTGGCAATTCGTACTCTGAAGACATTCTTGATCTAAGAGATTCTATCTCCCTCTCAGCATCATCAAAAATTTCTCTACCGTTAAGTTCTATGCCACCTGGTAACTTAACACCACGGAATTTAATCAAATTCTGTCCCCATTGTCTCTTCATGAGAGCAGTGAGATACAATTTAAGAAAAGGATCATTATATACTTGAGTAAATGATGTGGGATCCAGTGCTCTATAACAATCGAGAATTAACCAGTTACCAACAGATTCAGCACCCCAATCAATATCCAAATACAATCTATCTTGTCTCTTATTAAATCTTATTTGTTTGTCAGTAGTAAGTAAATGGTCTATATCTTCAAGATATGATTTAACCATTGCATACTGAAGTAATTCTACAGAATTAAAGTAATAAAGATCATTTAAAAACAACTGATACTTTATACTAAACATTCCACCAGATATTGAACTGGTATCAAATTTAAATATCTTCTCTACACCAACTACAGAATCTGGAACTTGTAAAAAATTAGAAGTTTCATACCAATTACTTACTGTAGTACCGTAACCTGCGATATTAGTAGAAGTCGCAGTTGTAGTTACAATACCAACACCATCGGTATTTTTTGCAGTTCCTCTATCAATATCATCTTGAGTAAGTTTATACTTAAGAAACATCCTTTCAACACCATCAAAATGACGTTCGTTGAAAAGTTGAATGGCATCATCGACTAAATCATCTATCTGATCATCATCAAGGTTAATCTCCAATACAGGAGCACCCAGCTTCCTTAAACAGTAATCTACTAATTGTGTTCTACTTGCTGGTTTTGCCATTTACTCTAACTATCAGTTTTCTTGGTCTTTTTCAGTTTTGTTACTTCTTCTTGTAAATTAAGAATTTCTTGTTGAAGATTTCTCTCCTCTTCTTCAAAATCCTGTTTCAATGTTTGTAATTTTGCTTCAAGAAGAATTACTTGATTTGATGATTGTGCAAGTTTTTGGTTGTATAAACTTACAAGAACATTCACGTCAACTTCACTATTTTGTTGTTGCATAATTTTTTCAAATAAATTTAGAATGTGCCTCCATCAAGGGTTGAAGACCAATGAGGCTTATTAGTATATATCACAGAAACCGTAGAAGGTATTACTGCTAGATTATCAATAGATCCATTATCTCCTTCTCTTCTAACATTGTAAGTATTGGTAAATATTCCCTCAACACCAATTAAATCTACAGTAGATGAGTTAGAAACTGAAGATTCAACAACACCATAAGCACCACTAGTATCTTGTCTTACAATATCACCAACAGTTAATGTTATACCGCTTGGGAATGATAATGTATTTTTAGTCACAGCAGTTAATATCTGCTTAGATGTATCTATTGGGTTTGTTGGACTATTAGTTGAAGTTTGTAATCCATTCTCATCAAAGTATACAGCACCATGTGTCTGATAATCAGCAGTCTGATAATAAATTCCTTTAATGTCTAGGAATCCTCTAGTACCATTTACAAGACTACCTGCTACTGTTGCATCTGGAACATATGTCCAAGAATTTGCTGGAGCATTACTCGCACCATTTGAATCTTGATCAATATAACCAAAGAAACCTGTCTTAGCATTTGCAGTTCCAATACCAGTATTGTAATTAAATGCAATACCACGATCAGTATTAGTATCAAAAGCGTGTGTTACTGTTAAAGCTGATGTAGTAGTAATACCAGCAACGGTAGTGCCTTGGATGGTAATCATCTTTGCACCAACATCATATGTTGTAACTGTTGTTAAACCACTATTCGGAAGTGCTGTGCTTCCAGTAACAATATCACCAGTATTAATACCAACAATAGAATCAAGAACAATAGTGCTAATACCAGAAGCAACTGATTGCATAACAGTTCTTTCGCTGGTTACATCACCAATAGTAAATATTGGGTCATTAACTGTTACGTTAGTTGAGTTGACTGAAGTTGTAGTACCATCAACTTGTAAGTTACCTTTAACAATAACATCACCTTGATTACTTAATCCATCGGGGAATGGATCAATAAACAACTTATCACCACTTCCACTAACAGAAGAAATTACATTATTTTCAATTCTAATTTTACCAAAAACCGAATCAGTAGATACATTCAACTTAGTGTTGAACATAACCTCTTTACCAGAGATTAATAGTCTATCTGTACCATCCTCATCATATTCAAACTTAACATCCTTATCACTACCAAAAGATAAGAAAGTGTCATCAACTATATTAATCTCTCCAGTTCCATCTGGATCAAATATAACATCTCCATCAGTATTTGTGGATGATATAACATTACCATCCATTCTAAGATTATCTACATTCCATTGGTCAACTCTTCTAGTGTTGTCCATGACGGCAACTATACCGCCATCAGTATTTCTTGTATTTTGAACACCA